ATCGTCTATTTCAATATCTTTGATGTATTTGTAACCATAATTAGTTCTAATTCTTGTATCGCCTGTAAGACACAGCCGGTAGACCAACATGGCGTCTTCCATCAATCTCAACTGGTGGGCAGGCCCACGTGCAGCTTCGATCAAAGACACGCCATAAGGGTAGAACGTCTTGCGATCATCGCCAATTCTGATGTGCGTAACCTGTTCTGGTGCGAATCGAACAGCCGTAGCTTGCTGCAAATCTGCATCTGTAGCTTGCGTGACTTCAACTCTGGCCAAACTTTCATAGTCAGGCCCTTCTTTGCTCTGTTGGAACTCAATCAACTTGCCCTTGGTGGTTTCGATCCTGTACATGCTGTCTGCTGGCAATGGCACAAGATTCAGAATGCCATCTTTAGGATTCTCTGGATCAATTACCAGTTCCCAGAAGAAGTCTCCCATGATGAACAATTGCTTGGCCACATTCCAAATCTTCTTCTGATCGAAGTTGAGCATCTTGCGATGGAACAACAAGTATTCCAATTCGCTCTTGATCTCTTCGCTGGCACATTCAACCGACATCACTCGGCCTTCATCATCCTTCTGGCAATTGTGGGCTACACCCCAATCTGTGCAGAAATTCTTGTGCTTTTCTACAGACAAATCGTATACGTCTATTTCTTTGTGTTGCTGAACGCCAATGACTCTACGACGGTCAGCTTTCTTTCCAAGCCACTTCATTTCGTTGTTGGAGAATCCGGCTCGTTCAATTCTGTTCCTGACAGTTTCGAAGTCATTACCAGTCAACTGGGTGATCTTCCTGACAGAGAGACCATCTGCAATCATGCGGCAGTAGCTGTTGACGACTTGCAGATCTTCTTTTTCTTTGCCAGTGCTCCATTCATCAACGAACTGTCTCTCGTGAATCCAACCTTTGTCATGCGTCCAGATTCTAGGGAACTGATTTGTTTTGATTCCGGTCAGTTCTTGGCGAGCCTGCAATCTGTAGAATGGCATCAATTCAGAGCCATATTCCAACTTGCCAGCATCTAGCCAGTTTCCATCTCTCAACATGATCAAGTGATCTGGAGTACAAATGAAGTCGCTGCCGTCATCTAACAAGACCCTGATGGTCATTGCTGTCTTAGTCTTTCTGGGGTTGAAAGCCCAGCCCAGTGTGTAGTCTCTTTTGTTCTGGTCGTAGCAATAAACCAAGAACCTTTCATCTTTCAGATTCTCTGCCAACCATCTGAGAGTGACTGTTCCGTAAGTTGGCGTTTCAACTTTTGTATCGCCAGCGAAACATGATTCATCTGCAAAAACTGTCATGGCTGTTTCTATTTCAGCCATATTTCTGAGACGTTCATACTCTTTATATCTGTGAATACGGTTTGTAACCGTAGACAAGTCGATGAAGTCGTTTGTGTCACGCAGACGAACAGATCCTCGGCCCCCGCCTGAAAACCCATCCTGTCCGCCACGAATATCTGGTATTGCATCCGGTTGCGAAGTACCAGCACCGCCCATGTCTCTGCGACTCCGCTTTGTCAGCGGATCTTCAGTGAATGCGTAAGTGAATACTTTGAAAAAATCCCACCAAGCCATATTGTTTGCTCCTTGTAAAGCCTAAGAACTACTTGTTACCTGTCTGTAGTTATTAGGGTGGCGTCAATTTTGGCCAACATATACTCGTATTACAGTAAGGAGAATCAATGAACTATTGGATAAGAAGAAACCACAAGAAAGAATCTGATGCAATCATCAGTTATGTAAGGTCTTGTTCGCCTCTCATTTCGATTGGTTTGAACTTGTACGCCCGTAGCACTCACAGCATTCAAGTTGTTGTGTCTGAAAATTACTCTTTCACAATCATCAGAAGACAACGAGATTGGTTTGTCCATCATGATGAGTGGCTTGTTGGAGAAGACGGACAACTATTTTTCAGAGCCTCAGAGTTCCAATTGGAAGAATTTAATTCCGGGTTTTTCTGGCAGCAAATCAACACAATGATTGCTTCTTATCTTCCAAAACAGATGCAAGATGACTAATGAAAAAAACATTGTTTCTGATGACCCACCCCGGTTCTGGGTGGCAGAATCTAGTAGAACTGTTGAATACAGATCCAAGAATCGAGATCTCTTTGACAGGACTGGAGTATCACCACCCAGATGACACGGACTATTTAACCAGACAGCCACACAAGACAGGAAACTCGGCTGCGATCTGGGGCGATGTCCTTTTGCACAACCACCAATTTACTTGCCAATCACTTTTCAACCACAGTTACTTCATCTTTTTGAATTCAGGGTTTGACGCCAGTCATCCCGAATGGAAGACATACACAAATGCTCTTCCTTACTACCGGCTGCGACTGTCTGGAATGACTCAATATTTCCACAGAGCGGCCAAAGCAATCTGGAATCCGGTTCCCGGAGACCTTCCCACCTTTTTCAATTAGGAGACATATTCATGTCAACAACTACCGCTCCAATGGGCATTGGCTCATTGGGATCAGAAATTCGTTTTATCCGTAAGTTCAGATGGACTCTATCCGCAGAATTCCCATCTGGCAATCTACAAGAAACATTCGTCAAGTTGGCTTCACGTCCTGAAGTGCCTGTGCTTTGTCCTTTGACTGGCATTCTTCACTGGAAAGGCCCAAACACAGTCATGACCACGTTCTACGATTATGATACAGAAAAACTCAAACCACTCTGGGATATCTGTATAGGTGTTTACAAAGCTGGCGAGAATATGGAAGTGAATTCGCCAGAATACGAAGCGGCCATAAAAAATATGATTGGTACATTGACGCTGAAAATGTATGATGGCTGTGGAACTAAGTTGGATGAATACGTTCTTAAAGATGCGTGGCCAACGTCAATCAACTTTGGAGACCTTGATCATAGTTCTTGTGACGAAACAATGATCGAAATCACATGGAAATATAGATCTTGTGAGTATACCCAACAAGGATTGCCGCCTTGGAACACAGAGACTGTAAAACCGGTTACTGATGAAGGCATTAAGTACCCAGAGATCTATGGCTTCAAAACTCCTGAGAAACACAAGTTTGTTTTCACAGACGGCGAGCCGCCTACAGAGCAAGCTTCTGTTTAGTGCCATTCTTGGAAGAGAAGACAACATAATCTGTTTGGAACTCTTTGCCTTTCCATTGATCAAGTCCATGGTACTTCCACCCTTTGCCTTTCTTAACGTAGGCTAGGGTGATGTGCGGCTTGTACTCTTTGTACTTGCTGGTGAATTCGACGTTGCTCGTCAATTTATTGTTGAGTTCGTCAAGGTCGTCGCTGATTACTTTAACGACCACAACGTCGAATTTATCTGGATTTGTGAAAACATCTATCTCTCCAAGCTTGACGGATATTTGCTTGTGGCCGGATATGATTTTTGTGACTTCTTCTGGCGATTCTGAATGAATGCCATAAAGCACAGTGACGTGCATTTCATCTTCTCTGCCGAAGCTAGGATCTACTTGACTGACGAAGATGTCTGAGTCTTTGATTTTTTCTTTACCCCAATCAATCATTTTGTCCGCCAGTGGATTGGGAACATCTATATGAACTGAAGAGTAGTCATACTTAACATTTTGCATTTCGAAGAACTTTCGGAACTGATACCTCATAATCTATAAATGAAAAAGGCCCCGAAAATCGGGGCCTTTTTCTTATCAACATCTTGATTTTTATGTGCTTTGTGGGGCTGGCTGTCCCATTGGCGTTGTTTGAGGCATTGATGTGCCTGCTGTCGGAGCAGCTTGATCCCCAGATTTGATTTTAATCGTGTCCATGTATTTGTTGATCTTGGCAACAAATTGCTTTGCAAGTTTTTGTGTTGTGGGATCTTTTGAGTTATTCATTATGTTGGTCATGGCTGTATTCAATTCTTTTTTGATTGATGCCATGGCTGTATTCGCTGCTTGTTGTTGATTTTGGTTAAGTGGCGGTTGCTGTGGAGCTTGGCTTGGATCTGCCTGTTGTGGCTGTTGTGGCTGTGGTGCATTTGGGTCTGCCTGTTGTGGCTGTTGTGGCTGTGGTGCATTTGGGTCTGCCTGTTGTGGCTGTGGTTGTGGTTGTTGTGGTTGTTGTGGATTAAAGAATCCACCAATGTTTTTCCCCATTTTCGATTGGCCAAATCCGATTCCGGCTCCGATTCCGGCCCCAGCAATGGCTCCCCCAGCAGTTTTAGCAGCGGCTCCAAGTCCTTGTCCGATACCACTCAAAGCTGATCTGCCCAATTGCCCAGCAGCCTTGACTGTTGGATTGTTTGCCAATCCTTTCCAGTCCCAAGAAGCTGGATTCCATCCTTCCATAAGCTCTTCTTCGGTGGTTGCACCGCCGCTAAGGAAATATGGAAGTCCGTGATTCTCCCAAAATTCATCAAAAGGCACACCAGATCGGACAATGGTTCGACATAGATGTTCGTACTTCTGTCCAAAATCAAGGATTTCACGGGTTTCTCGATAGTTCTTAAATGACTTGTGCATGGCAACTCCTGTTTTCATTATCTATGTCTAATCTTGCAATAATTGATCTGTTGTTTCGGAAGCGGCGTTAGCAGTGATGTCTGCTGCTTTAGAGTCCAACTCGCCCAATTTAGATTCTTCTTTGGCGATCATGGCGTTCAATTGTGCCAAACTCTTCTGGTGTGCTTCGGCACTCATATTGGCCATGCCTTGGTGAGCCTCAGCAGCCATGTTTGACGTGCCTGATTGAATATTGCCCCACCACGTCTCAAACTGCGTCTGCGACATCTTTCTTTTTGATACCTGTTCTTGAGCCACTCCGTCAATCTTACGGATCGCCCTGCGGATATCTCCAGCCGCTTCAGCCACGGCTCTGTTGTTTGGCATGGACGCCAAAGCTGTTCCGAGGGCTTGCGTCAAAAGAGATGTTGTTTTTTTTAGTTCATTTGATTTGCTCATATTTACCATCCGAATTCTTTAAGGAGTCTTGTGTATTTTTGTGGATCGAGGAATTGTGAATCGTCTTCTATCCCAATGTTTCTATCAACTTCTGCATGAATTTGACACTTGGCTGTGTGAATCACCAAATTCATTCCACAAAATGGACAGTATTTGATTTCAATAAAGCTGCTGCCGCCATCTAACACGGGCATCCCCCATTTGTCACCAAAGTAAGAAATCCTTACTTCGTATTGGCAGGACTTGGTACTTCTTTCCAAACCTTCACAACACGGCTTCCAATCTTTAGGAACTTGTTGTGTTCCTTCGAGACATTCATCGCCAGTCATTCCATGTATCATATTTACCATCCGAACTCTTTGAGCAGTTTGTCATGTGCCCTAGCATACTCGGAAATTGCAGCAGCAGAGACATCATATCCTTTGAGAAGTTCGAGATCGTCTGGGTCGAGCCAATCTTCAGGACTGACTTTTGCAAACTCTCTCTTGATATCATCATAGATCTCGGCCTTGAATTTTTCTGTGTATTCGTCCTCGTTCTCTCCGATTCCTACAGGCAACTGACGAACTCTTACATCTCTGGCGTATAACGCCAAACACAATGCCATAATGGCATCATCGTGGAATCCTTTGGTTGCTTCTGCTCGCTTGGTCTGAGCGTTCCAGATGAAACCCTTGAGTTCCTTAACAAACCTGCGGCTGCGAATAGCAATGCTTTCGTTAATCAATCTGGTCTGCATTGTTTCTAGGAACTTTGGACGTGTGCTGCGGCTTGTTTTGATTCCGACAGATAGTGTTTTACTGTTACCGCCCTGAGAGCACTCAAACAAGTTCTCGTAGAAGAAGTCATGTTGTAGTTTTTCAAGAACTGTCAAACCGGCACTTTGAGACTCAACAATGATCAGAGCGTTGTTGTACATCCTGCCGATCATGGCAACAACCTGCGAGAAGTTGTGTGGAGGACAAATGTTGCTGTAGAATTCAGCAACCTGCTCGCATGTCACAGCGTCGATCACCTCAAAGCAGCTATTGTCGTTTTCTTCATCCATACCTTCTGCGGCATCGACACCAATGATGTAATCTCTTCCATCAATTGGCTCTCTCCAGATATGCAGAGCACCACGTTCCCATGTGTCAACGTCTGCGATTCTGCTTTCTCGTGCCTCGTAATGATTGTTCCATTGTGGGAACAACATTTTGATTGGTTCTATATCTTTGGCAACGAGGTCCAAATTGTTGATGACTGAGTTTGGGATGAATGACTCACCAGATCCGAGGAAGTCACGCAAAACTTCCTGACGCCAGCCTTTTTCTCCAAGCTGTGCTCTTGTCATTTTCACCCAATCAACATCGTCATAGTCTGGGTGGTCCCAGTAATCCAATTCGATAACATGAAAATCGTTTTGGTTCTTCTCGGCACCTGTAAAAATGTCGTAGTACCAGTTGCCAACGCCGTTAACCGTGGAAATACAAATACAGTGACCACCGGTGCTGATGGTAGGAAACATAGCTTTCCAGAATTTATCCATGTTTGGAATGAATGCAGCTTCGTCCAAAATCAAGTATGTGATAGCTCGACCACGAGCAGCTTCTGGAGTATAGAAGAACAGTTTGCAGCCAGTGTCTGAGAATAGCTTCTGATGGTCATTGTTCTTCTCCATTTCTGGTTTCATCCAGACTGGTAACTCAATCAATGCTCTCTTGACGATTTCTCCAGCGGCAATAGCTTCACGATCTGATTTTGACAAAACCATGATCGTTTCATCTAGCTTAAACAAACATCTCCACAGGGACCAAATTACAGTAACTGTGGTCAATCCACCTTGACGAAATTTGGACAAGATGTTAAATCTGTTGTTTTCGTATTCTTGGATACACCGCCTTTGGTATTTGTACATAACAAACGGCAGCAGTCCACGTTTTGGATGGGTGATCTTAACATATTTGTGACACCAATATGTGAAAGACATCGCACATTTGACGAGTTCTTTTTGTTGGACTTCTGGTGAGTATGACTCGATGTCCTCGAAAGGTTCCATCGGATCAATCTCAAACTCAAACTTGTTGAAAGAGTAGTATTTCTTGTCATATTCTCTTTCGTAAAACTCTCTTAGAGTGCGATATCGCTTTTTCCAATCAAAATCAATTTCTGAACGCATATATGAAAAACCTCATTGTTACCTGTAAGTAGTTATTAGGAAGAATGCAAATTTGAAAGGATGCCGCATGAAAATCAAATATTTACTGTGTGTTTTGCTTGTTGCCAGCACTATCTTGTTGGCTGTTGTGGCCAGCAAGAAGTTTGTCAACACAAAAGATCCAGTACCTCCAGCGACTGTCATAGATGGTGGCGAAGAATCAACTGACCAAAACAAAGAAGGTGAGAATCATGACTAACGAAGAATTGATTGATTTACTCCAAAAGGATTTGGAGAATGAAAGAATGCACTGCTTGTTCTATCAGCAAGCTGCTGCAACAGTAAAAGGCTTGCATCGAGAGGAACTCAGAGAGTTGTTCTTGAAGGAAGCCCAAAGTGAACTCGTTCACATTGATGAGTTCGCAACACTGATTGTTCAATTGGGAGGAGTCCCAGCAACATCTGTGGCTGCAATGCCAGAATGTATGTTGCCAACTCCAGACAATCTATGTCTTAACGCACACACGATTGAGTCTGCTGTGGCTTCCACCTATGCACGAAGATTGGCACAGACAGAACAATCTGGCGGAGAAACACACACAGAAACCTCATACGTTCATTTATTCTACGAAGACCAACTGATCGACTCTCAAAAGTCTGCTTTTGAGTTCAAGTTGATGTCATTGTCGTATTCGAGAATTTCTTAAGGAGACTCATGACAGACATCCCAATGACAGATAGAATACAAATTTTGCAATCGGCGATGACTTGGTTGTCCAATCAAGACAGAACCATTTTTCTTGGGCAAAACATCTGTTATCCATACAGTCAGATGTATCCGACGTTTGCTGACGTGCCGCCAGAAAAAAAGATTGAGATGCCTATTGCTGAAGAAATGCAGATGGGGATCACTCTCGGACTATCGCTGGAGGGTTACATCCCGATCAGTGTTTATCCGAGAATTGATTTTGTGGTGCTGGCGTTGAACCAACTTGTCAATCACATTGACAAGTTGGCGGAAATGTCTTCTGGCATGTTTAATCCGGGTCTAATTGTTAGAACTCAGATTGGGCACAAGAAGCCGCTCAATGCTGGCTTCCAACACACAAATGATCACACAGAAGCTTTCTCTTTGATGCTCAACAATGTCAAGGTTTATAAGCTGACATCTCTGGACGCCATTATGCCTACTTATGAGATGGTTTATGAAGAGGCCAAAAAAGGCAAGGCTTCTGTTGTAATTGAGGACATAAAATGATAACAAAAGAAGAAATGATTGAATTTGAGAAGGAAATGGAATCGGAATTCATTGCTGCCAAGATCCGAGCACCAGTTCATTTGTCCGACAACAATGAAGATCAGTTATTTGAAGTGTTCAAGTTTTTTGATATTCAGAAAGATGATTGGGTGCTCACCACATGGAGGAATCACTACCACGCACTATTGCACGGGATGCCAGTTGAAGAACTTCGCAAAGAAGTGATGGAAGGCAGAAGCATGTGGTTGTTCTGCGATTCTCCACGCATCTTTACTTCAGCGATTGTTGGCGGGATCTGTCCAATTGCCGTTGGGTTAGGGATGGCCTTGCAACTTCAGAAGTCTCCCAAAAGAGTGTTCTGTTTCATTGGGGATATGGCTGCGAATACAGGCATCTTTCATGAATCTCACAGATATGTTTCGAACAAAAACTTGCCTGTCGTTTTCATTGTGGAAGACAATGGCAAAAGCGTCGGCTCCCCGACACAAATTGCGTGGGGCAAGTCAGAAGAGTCTCCATCTCCAGAACAATACTTCAAAGATCACATTTACCACTATTCTTACAGCAAGTCACTGTATCCACACGTAGGCTGTGGCAAATGGGTGACGTTCTAAATCTGGATTGCATTTTTACAGATTCTTCGGTATTCTGTAAGTTTGCTTTGCCTCGAAAGGGAAACATGCCAACAGAACATGAGTACAAGTACCTATTGTCTTTGGAGCTTGCCAAGGACTTTGACCATCCCACACTGCTGAAAATGGCCAAAGAACACCAGCACATCAAGCAAGGGTATCTGGCCTTCAGCAAAGGCATGACTACCAGAATTCGCTGCATAGATGATGGCGAGAAACAAAAATGGTTCCTGACTTTCAAACAGAAAGTCGATGAGCGTGTCATAGAAATCGAGAAGAGATTAGATGATCGTGACGGCCAAGATTTGTGGTCGGTTTGCGTTGGAAAATTAAAGAAAGATCGTTATGTGATCGAAGATAAAGGTATCACATGGGAAGTCGATTTCTTTAAGAAAGGACATCACCTCTACTTCGTTTTAGCAGAGGTTGAATTGCCTGAAGGGGCGAGCAGGCCGAAGGCGGTTCCAGACTTTCTTAAGGAATACATTCTTTATGAAGTCCCATTGACAGATGACCGATTTTCCAATAAAAGATTGGCAGAAGTCGAATTCGCAACAAACCTTTACCATCAGATACTGAGTGGAGAAACCAATGGCAACCAAGAAAACTTATGATCTTGTGACAAAAAAGCCTGTCGCAAGATTCTACTACCAAGGCAAGCACAGTCATCCTGTGCGAAGAACAGTTCTGGTCATTGAAGACCGGGAAGACATGATTGTTGGATACGAGATCAGAGTTGGCAGCACAGTCAGAACTGTGACTGAAGCTCTTGATAGCGTGAAGAGCTATCGCAAGGACAGGATCGCCAAGTGGGGCGATTACAGCCGTTTGCGGATGTCCTCGAAGACGTTCATGAAAAACCCGAACGAGACAACTCTCGAACGGCTACCAATCATGACGATGTTCACAGATGGTGCGTAACGCCTTGTGATCTTTACGTGCCCAGCGAATTCGCTGGGCATTTTTATTGAAGGAGAAGAAATGAAGGAACTTTACAGAGAGATGATGAACCAAGGGTTCCTCATTTTTGAATACGATACAAAATTTGTACTGGATAAAATCAATACACCAGCAAATCAGTTGCCTCTGCTCATCAACACCAGCCCGTTCAATTCTTTCGACGAAGCATTGGATGCTGTCAAGAAAATGATCGACTGGAAAGAAGATGTACAATTGGCTTCAACGGCACCTGTGCAGACATCATCGACTACGTGGGTGATGCAAATGATGTATCGACACATAGGCATGGGAACCAAGTTTGTTGACTTGGGGGAATTGGGATCAACATCTTATCAAACAGCATTGGATGAAGCTCATAGACGAGCGGAGTCTTACATCATCCAGAGCAACATCGAGAAAGATGTTCTTGGATTTGAGGTTAAGGTTCGTCCATGTCTCAAGCAATAGGCACAAAAAAATCATGGCATCAAAGATGCCATGATTTATCCGTCTAGGTTGTTGTCCCTAATTTGTTACATTACAAAGAACATGTAGCCGAAGAACCCCAATTGGGCCAAGAAAATGACGCCCAGCACGATATTGATGGTCGAGTCACTTTTGCTCTTTTCTGCTACATTGTTTTCAACCACAGCTTGTGCTCGGAAAATCGGTTGTGGTTGAGATTGTGGCTCGTCCTTGTGGTAAACAGGCTCCATGTTCTCCATGAGGGCCGATACACCAGCAACGACACTATCTGCTACAATCTTTCCGATCTCTTCTTTGCGTACATAGTCGCCATCGACTATCTTGGCATGATTCGCAACACCGATTCGATCTACGACTTTAAGAGGCACTTCAGATTCGCCTGAGCGAACTTCAACGTGTGCAACTTCTCCGTCTTTGATTGTTTCATGAGTTTCTTTCGCAACGACATTCTTGAATTCACGATGAATTCTTTTTTCCAGCTTAAGGGGACGCTTTTCCTCGGCGAATACTTCAACTACTTCGTTGCCCTCTTCGTCTATAGAAACGTGCCTCTCTGCGTGGCGACCGTCATCGAGAGTCATTTTGTGTACTCTGACTTCGTTGTGGTCTTCTGAGCAGCAGTGATGGTGCTTGGACATAATTCCCCTCCCGTGGGTAAACGAGATGATCTACTTGATCTATTCGTATGTATGATTGAGAATTGGAATTTAGATCGCCAGAGTATCGTTTCAGATATCGCCACAAGTGGGGTGGTTATTAAAGACCCCACCGTCGTCGCAGGCGTTCCCAAAACGAAGTCTTTTTGCGTTCTACGGCCTCCAAGAACTCGGCTTGTTCTATGTCCTTGAGTTCTTTGTGCTTTTCCTTAGCGTGTTTGTACAATCTGGTGACAACACCTTCCCATTCCTCATTTGGCGAATATGCTTCTAGCTCGCCAGCCACTTCTCTGTAAACCTCATATCCTTTGTAGTCAACTCTCAGGACGTGTTCGTGACGCATGTACTTTATCTCAATGTGGATTCCACGATTCAACCCATCGAAAACGTAACCTAAGAAATTCGGGTTTTCCTCATACACCCCACCAGCACCTTCGTCGCCGTCAAGAATCTGATCACGCCACGCTACTGGTCCATCTTGTCCGCTGAGAGTCTTCTCGTACTCTGTATCCGTAAAATCAGCATAGGGATCTTCTAAGTAATACGTGTCAACATAGCACCCGCCTTCATTCATGATTGGATGGCCCAATGCTTTGACGATGATGCCGAGCTTGCCTGACGGACCCATCATGTTGTTTTTGACAGCGAGACTTGTGCGTCTCTCTCTGATGACTTTTTCTTTTTGCGAGTAACTCATGATACCTCAATGTTAAGAATATATACCTGAAAGGTTATCTAAAGCCTTGGAGAGCTTATGAAATTTTTCGACAACATCATTAAGGGGATTGACAAAGGCATAAACGTCGTCTTCAGAAGAAAGCCAAAGACAAGACCAACACAGACGCCAACACCAACACCAACAGTATTTGTTCTCGATAAACAAATTGAGTACATCCTGAATGATCCTACCACTCCCAGCTTGGTATCTTCTGTAAATGTTCCAAACATCACAGGTGGCCCTAAGTTCTCAGTGCAAGCATATCATGGCGGTGGATTCCCAAAAGGAAGCCAAGAATCACAAGCAGCTAACTGCGTTGTGACAATTGCACACACGATTGAGTTCTTGAACAAATACACAGATAAACCGATCACCAACTGGTCATCAACTCCAACACTTGCCGTGTTCCCACGAGCCGGAAAAGATCTGAACGCATATTACGACAGAAGACATTTGAAATTCTTTTATTTCACACATGAGAAGGTTGGCACAATCTACACATGTGATTCTACAGAAGTTGTGGCACATGAACTTGGGCACGCTGTATTGGACTTCTACAGACCAGATATGTGGAGTGCCGCATCTCTTGAAGTGGCAGCTTTCCACGAAGCCTTCGGTGATTTTGTGGCCATGATGAAAGACTTGTCCCACGATGAAATCTGTAACTATGTTATTCATCAGACTGGTGGAGATTTTGGAAAACAAAATATCGTATCAAACCTTGCTGAACAAATGGGCAAGGCTTTGTTTGCATTGACTGGACCAGATAGTGGCAGAAATCCTAATTGCCTGAGATGTGCCATCAACAACTTTAAGTATGTTAGCCCCGGCACACTGCCAGAATCAGCACCAGACAACCAGCTTGCTGCCGAGTGCCATAGCTTCGCCAGAATATTCGTCGGTGCCTTCTATGACATATTTGTGATGATGTACAACGATATCAAATCGACCGGTGTGTCGGACATCGAGGCTATTCATCAGGCTCGTGATACGATCATGAGATATGTAATGAAAGCGATCCAGTTTGCTCCATTGAACGTCAATTTCTTTGAATCAATGTCCAGAACAATCTTGTGGGCCGACGTGACATTGGGTAACTGGAAGTATCACGACAGAATTCAGCAAATTTTCTTCAACAGAAACATGCTGACTCCACAAGTTAGAATGTTGTCTGCTCCAACATGTGACAATGACGAAGGCGTAGTCAACATGGTGCAAACCATGTCTTTGAAGCTTGGAGACCATTTACTCAGGGCGATGTCTGATGACAATCCTCTGTATGATGTAGAGGTTGAGATTCCTCACTGCCAAGCACATCTGTACGACAATGAGAAGAATTTGGTTGACAGCATCTTGGTTTCTAAGAACGAATCGTTCAGCGGTGCCCAAGATATGATTTCGTATCTTCACAAAACCAAGTCTGTTAGTGACGATCCAATGACTCCGTTCCAAATTGTGGACGGAAAACTTGTAAGAACCCATTTTATCTAAGGAGGGATTATGTGTTGCAGTGGGAATCCATCAATTGAAGCCCCGGAATACAACAAGAGATTTAAGCTCGAAAACAACGGCGGATGTTGCTGTAAGGGTCTGGATAGTTGCGATTATCCGTCAAAGGCTCGTGAGGGGTCTCCGTTGTGGGAGTGGGAACAAATTCATGGCAGGTTGATCGGCATATTTACAGAAGAAACTGGTGCAGATGGTAGAAAACGTACTGTTTACAGCAAAACAACTTGCCCAGAAACTCCCAAACCAAGAAAGAAGGGATGTTGCTCCTTAAATTATCGTGTTATTAGGTGATTTTTAGTGTAGACATGGTTCTGACTTTCTGTAATAATTCTCCTCTGTCGCCTGCAAAATTGACGGTAGCGTACTCAATATACTCTACCGTCTTTTTGCTGACCAGCATTAAGGTTTGACACCGCCAAGAGGAGGACCGATAAATGGCTAGACGTTACAACGAAGAATGTTTACCAGATTGGATGCAAGAGGTTTATGGACCTAACGGTCCAGCAAGCATTGACCTGTTCGATGACGATGACATCGACGAGGAAGATGACCTCGATGATGAAGACTGGGACGACGATGACGATGATGACCTAGACGACGACGACGATCTCGACGACGACTGGGAAGACGACGATGACCTCGACGACCTTGATGACGATGATGACTTCGAGGATGACGAGGACGACGATTGGGAAGACGACGAAGATGACGACGAAGATGATTAGTCGCCAGTAAAAAAAGCGGTTGGCCTTAAAAACCAACCGCTTTTTTATTTTCGTTTCATCATTTGTCGGCGGCGATGTTCCGGGTCAAGATACTTGGTCAATGGCGACTTGCCAGTCTTGGGCGGATAGTTGCCAACCTGCGGCAATGCACCAGCAGATCCTTTGTTTGCCAAGTACATTCTGGCCAAATCAAATGGTTGTGAATCCGGGCCATCGCCGGGTCCAGCTAAATTTTCTTGCAGCCATAATTTGAATGTCATCATGCTCTATATATGGTATGAAAACTTGGAATGGCATCTTAACTATCATCGAAATCCAGCACCGCAATTCTCAAGGAGAACTCCTGTGGGAGCAGAGGGACATTAAGAACCTCCTGCACCAAGAAGGAGAAGAATTCCTGTTGAAAGCAGCGTTCACTGGAGGACAGACCAGTACAATCATCCCGGAAAATTATTACTTGGGCCTTGATAACAGGCAAAGTGTTTCGGCCACACAAGTAATTGATGATTTGATCGGTGAGCCTTCATCTGGAGGCTACGAACGTCAGGCCGTGACATCATCTGGCGATTTTGTGATTAGCTTCCAAAACAATCACTTTATCGCCACAAGTCCAATCGTCGCCTTCAGATCAACTGTGTCTGGATGGGGTCCAGTATCCAACTTGTTTTTGACAACAGCCAATGACAACAGCGGATACCTCATCTCCACGGCTGTACTTGGAACACCAGTGACACTTGGAGCGGGTGACAACGTAACCATGAGAATTGGTATGCGTTTGTCTGGTTGTTAAACCATGCTCTTGTTGAGAGCTTCAATATCCATGATGTTGACAAAATGAATGAAATTCACAAACTCATCATTTGATTTGATCTTGTTGTGCTCCCTGAAGCTAAGATATTTCGATCCGCCATCTTGAATATCCAATAGATTCTTTGAATTAGACGCCTTTGGACATTTCTCATAATATGCGTCAAGTTTCGCAGGATCGTTAACGCTCAGATATCTCCACTCATCATCCGAGAGGTTCGGAACTGCACCGGGCCTATTTGGCAAAGTAATTTCATAACCATTTTTGACTATCTGAATTGGTGCGTCAAATTTGGGGTTCTTCAAGTAATACTGGCAGAACACCTCTCTGGCAGGTTCTGAAGTCACCCTGTTGTTGTGAACCCAAACTGGCACGGAAACTCCGACGACTACGAGTTCTATTCCCTCGTGAACGGCGTACCTTTGGTCTCTCGTAAGCCAGATATTGTGATGAATCGCTATACTCAACATTCTTAACACTCCATATATACAGATGGCTTACTATAGCGTATTTCACGGAGTTAATCAATCGAAATGCTTCAAAGAATCCTCATGTGCTCTTCTGTGGTTCTGAGCTTGTTAATGATGGTGTGTGTTGCAGTTAAAACACATAACGTCAAAAACCATATCATTGATAACATGCCGTTGGTTCAAGACGATCCATACGCATATCTTGCCAAAGGATTGGCTCCGATAGAACAAAGAGACGCTCAATACAGAAAATGGTTGGCGGCTGGAGTAAAAATCAGAGTCTCAGATGCTTCTGGCTCTGGAACGATTGTTTATTACAGCGAAACAGATGGGTATGCTTACGTTCAATCCTGCGGACATTTGTGGGATGGTAATATGACTTCATCCGAAGGTGTCCGTAGAAATGTGACTTGTAATATCATCACTTGGTATCACAACAACAAAAAGCTGGAATCCCCTGCGACTTATCCAGCCGAAGTGTTGTATTACAGCAATAGTCGTGGCAAGGATTGCAGCTTGCTTAGATTCAAGCCAGACTGGAAGCCAGAATACTTCCCAATCGCACCCGAAGACTTCGAGTTCAATGAGAACACCAAGTTTCATTCAGTTGGCTGCGATGGAGGCAATGAGGTGGCCCACTACGAAGTGAGATACGTTGGCATGAGAGGCGATCAATGGCCAGATTTGGTCACTACAGACAACAGCCCTCGACCGGGAAGATCCGGTGGAGGGCTGTTAAGTGAAGAGTTCTATGTGGCGATCTGTTGGGGAACTTCAGCTTTTGATGGTAGTGGAAACGGTTTCTTTACGCCACTCAAGACCATTCGTGAACACAACAAGATGAATGGCTATGGATGGCTCAATGATGTTGGTTTTAGTCTTGCCAGACAGATCCCAATCATTGACCGCAATAACCCACAAGGTAAGTACCCCAAGGACTACATCCCTCTGCCACATTAGTCGTCTTCTGTAAGAAGCTTGTGTTCGGCCCAAGGATCATGTGAATGTCCGAGATCCACCAGTTCTCCGCTCCAACTCGCCTGTTCGGCTGATTGTGGTGAGTAGAACGGACAGATCGTGGCGTAATCACAATTTTTGCAATGCCAGCCGACTTTGCCCCACACCTTGTCTGGATCAGACTTCTCGATCTGAATGAAAGCGTTCTTCAGTTCCTGTTCGACTTGCAGCAAAGAATTTTCGCTGTACTGACAGGCAATCAAATCTTCGCCTTCAACGTAGTACAAAGCAGCTTTGATGTTCTCGGCCTTGATGCCAAACTCACGCTGGACAACTCGTGCGTAACATCGCAACTGAAGGTCGTCTTTTACTGTGTCCTTATTAACACGCCACTTGCCTTTCTTGGTTGTTTTGTAGTCGATGATGAAGGCTTTGTCGCCTTTAACAATCAGACGGTCAATAAAGCCTGTGACGTGTCTGCCGTTCGGTGGATCGAGATCATACCGAAACTCCCATTCCACGATCCCATCCGTCCCAATGCGATCTGTGAGGTTCTGGATGGCCCTGAGATGCTTCTGTAACTTCTTGGTGTATTCATCAGGGAGTGGCGGACACGGCAAACCATCTTCAAGTTCAATCTTGCCTCGCAAGAGATCTTTGGCAATTTCACCAATCGGGGTCTCGCCACGGTTTTGAACGTAAAGTTCTGAGATCTTATGGACGATAGTACCATAAACAAAGTAAATTGGTTCTTCGCCGGGACGTGGTAGCTTGAGGTGGTATCTGTATTTATACTGTTGGGTGCAGGTGTCGAAACACTTCTTTCGACTAACCGAAATGTGATTGATGTCCATGAAGTAAGCCTTTCTTTGGAGATGCCGGTTGGCATCGTTACTCACTTGCATTCTCGACGAAAGAAGGTTATAACTCAAGTGGAATCTTACAGATTACAGGAAATTTCCCATGGCCGTTGATTTTGACGTTTTCTACGATTGGTGCAAGGATCGCTTCGGCGACCACAATCTTAAAGTACGCAACACTGCTCACGGTGTTGAAATCTGTACTCACAGTTATTTTGCTCAGCGGCGTGGAATTGAAGACAACAAATTCCACTTATGGATGAGTCCAAGTGGCGGTAAGTCAAAACATCCGGGCAGTGGTTCTTACAGATGCTGGAAGACAGACGAGATGGGGTCTTTGGTCTCTCTCGTGGCTCAGTATGATGGCATCGACTATGACGATGCCGAGGAAATGATCTGTGGAGCAACCTCTTTGCGTCTGTTGGAACAGCGTGTCAATGAATTCTTTGGGATCAATGAAGAAAGCTCTATTGTCATTCCAGACCCAGAGCCAGAAACTACAGAACTAAAGTTCCCAGATTTCACTTTTTACATCGACAAAATGTCTGATTGCAACTATTGGAAGATCAGGGCACAGACATACCTTTCTGAAAGAAAGATTCCAACAGAAGGTTTGTATGTTTGCACAGAAGACCCAGAATATGCAAACAGAATCATTCTGCCTTGGTACGACAAAGAAGAGAAACTTGTGTTCTGGAACGCTCGTACAATGAGCAAGAACAACAAGATCATCAGATACTTGAAGCCAAAGAAGGCTGATCAAGACAGTGTTTTGTTCATGACGGAGTGGCCAGCACCCGGAACAAAGATCTACATCATGGAAGGTGAGTTCGATGCCATCAGCCTACAGATCATTGGTCTGGTGGGCTGTGCGTGCGGCGGAAAGTTCCTATCAGACGCACAAATTGAGTTGATTCGTTCATACGAACCAGTGCTTGTTTTTGACGCCGATGAAGCTGGTCTTAAAGCATTGATTGATGTTGGAACTTCACTCTTGGAACGTGGTTTCCCAAGAGTGAATTATGTTCGTCCACCAGTTGCATACAAAGATTGGAACAAATTCCTACAATGCCGTGACAATGAAACAGTCAAGATGTACATCAACAAGTTTGAGAAGAGGTTCACAACTGTCACACCAGACATGCTCAAATCAAAGCATCTTTAGGAGTTCTTAACTTCGACCCATTCACGCCATGTCAAGAATGATTCCTTCTTGACGAAAGGATTGTCCTTCTTTTCGGACTTGTCTTCCTTTTCTTCTGGCTCGTCTCCGCCATCATCTTTCTTGGCGAATGGGTTGTCACCCTTCTTCTTGTCGGACTTACCCTTCTTGGCGACGAATGGGTTGTCCTTCTTTTCTTCTGGCTTGTCTTCGCCATCATCTTTCTTGGCGAATGGGTTGCCACCCTTCTTCTTGTCGGACTTGCCCTTCTTTTCAAATGGGTTGTCCTTGTCAGACTTTTTGTCCTTCTTGGCGAATGGACTTTCTGACTTTTCGTCATCAGTTGTGACAGTTACATTGACATCCATCTCTTGAAGATATTTCTTCCACGAGGTTTGTTCTTGAGTCATTATTTCCTCTTCCAAAAATTGTATTGCATACCTGACTATTTATGTCAGTTACTATGATAATTCCATGAAACCACGCACTTTAGAACACTTACAGTATTTCATAGGTAAAGTATGTAGCATCGTCACTACATCTATGAACAGGGCCTTTGACGAAAAAATCTCCCGTGAGCATTTCGTCGTGTTGATCCAAGAGATCGACTGCGATGGTATCTGGGGCACGCATCCATACAATTCGGATCTGATTAGCTATTTCAGCTTGGAACATGTAATTTCTATCCATCAAGAAGAAGTCATTGATCCAGAAAATCCAGAACATGTGCAAATGATCAAGGAATTTGAGGAGAAGACTGGCAAGAAGGTGCAAGGAGACCTCAAGAACTCTCCGCAAATTGAAGTGGCTCCGAAGGTTGAAAAGAAGGACTTGTTCAACATCCTTAAAGAAAAACCGCCCGTACCGAGTAGCCCCAGTACGGGCGATGCGACCTTTGTTGATATCGAAAGCCTAGAACGTCTGGCTGAAGATACTCGTAGAGCGTTCGACCAGTATGATTCTTTTGATTTACGCAGGAAGTCCTAGTTTTTCACGAAGCTTCTTAGTTGGCGATACTATCGCAGACTCTTTGATGAGTTTGCGGTATTTGTCGATCTTTGCCTTGTAGCTTTCTCCAACTGGAGTCTCTTTTGGAGTAATTCCAAGTTGTTTCATCTTGGAAATCAGCAAATCTTTCTTGAATCCTTTGATTGCTGATTCTGCATCAGGACTGTTTACAGCTTGAGCAAGTTGGTTTTTCAGATGAGAGAATTCATCCTTGCCAGCCGTTGGATTCAATTCTTTCCACGCTGCCATCAGATCATCAGCAATATATTCAACGTCTGTATTCTTGATCATATGATCAAGTTTTTCACCGTATGAACGTAGTTGTGTCTCAGGATCTTTATTAGATTTTATGTTTTTCACCATATCGGACATGCTACTTAATTTTGCAGGACGTGCTTCTGGTTGAACTGGAATGTCTTGTTCTGGATCTTCCTGTGGCACTGCTGCTGGATCTTCCTGTGGCACTGCTGCTGGATCTTCCTGTGGCACTGCTGCTGGATCTTCCTGTGGCACTGCTGCTGGATCTTC